CTCGATGCTATCCTTGCCGAGCTTACGCCCTGGCCCCGGAGGTGCAACCCTTGGACATACTCCGCAGTACACATCATAGCCACGCATTGCAAGGCTCATGATGTGCTGGGTTAGGGCTTGCCCTTCTTCACCCTTTAGGCAATGCGGCAGCCTGTAGGTAGTTCGGTTAGCGTGGGGCTTGACCTTGCTTAGAGGTCGAATCTCAATGAAACCGTCAGAGTACGGCTTGAATAGATGCCGGAGAAAGGCGATAGCCTGACCCGCATCCGTGGCAGGGAGTGCCATGGGGTTACCTAATTTCCTGTGTATTACCTTCCGTGGAACCCTCGGTAGCTACTCCGAGGGTGGACAGAGTCCATAACCACAGGAAAGGTTACCCACATTATACATCAAAGGTGAACCCAACATGATCCGCTATCGCCTTGGCGGCATCGTGCCAAGAGTAGGCAACGACAAAGGTGTAGCCGTGCGGCTGAAGCGCATCGCGGAAGGAAACCTGCCCCGGTGTCAACCTACCCTTGCCTGCCTTCATCTCGATGAAAAGACCGGGAGTGGGAACCGGTAGAAAGATATCCCAGACACCAGCAAGGACACCCATAGCCTTGAACTTTGCAGCTGTCCTGATGTCACGATGCCCACCGTTAGGGCAATGGTAGATGGTGCCAAGCTCTGGATGTTTAGCCGCCATCAAGCGTACCCAAGTAATCAAGGCTATCTGCTCCCGGTCTTCTAGATGCTTCACGTTAGGTCTTCCACTTCGTACCGTCCCCGGATGGTTGCCAAGGCTGATTCTATCTGCGCCTCGATGACCGATACGGGTGTCTTGTACCGACTGGCTATTGTCCGCAGAGTCTCCGGCTTACTACCATCAAGACCAAAGCGCCTAACCAGCAAATAGCGGGAATCGTCATCTAGGCTTAGCAAAGCATCGCCCAGCCTATCTGCCCATGAATCTGCGATGTACGCCTCTTCGGGGCTTGTGGAGGCTCCTAGCACCTTGCAATCTTCATAGACTAACCCATCGGTGCCACTGACCGGAACATTGATGCTAACCGGCTGTACTTGTTGGGAGTCCCTGGCGATACCTATCATCGTAACCGATAGCCCGGTATAGATTGAGAGCTCCTCATCGGTTGGAGGTACACCGTGCTGGTGTAGGTGTTGATCGTGTGCCTTGCGGATGCGTAGCCATTTGTAGATTGTGTGCTCGGATACCCGTATGGTCTTGCTTTGGGTTGACTGATAACGGCGGTACTTTTGAATAATCCACTTCATTGCAAAGGTGCTGAATCTTAGCCCCCGGCTGGAATCCCACCGTTGTATGGCGATAATCAAGCCCTGAAGGCAGAACGCCACGGCATCCTCGAAATCATCCTGCTTGTGTATCTGCTTGGCCATCTCTTTGCAGAGACCCGTATTCCGGTGAACCATTTCCGCCATGCATTCTTTGGGCATGATGTCTGCTGCCCATGCCTGATGTAAAAGAACCATCTCCTCGTGAGACAGTAAACGCTCCGGTGCCTTGGATAAAGCCCGGAGCGTCTGCCGTACTACTAATCTACTTGGTTGCAAGGGCAATCCTAGACCCTATCCAGCGCATGACAGGTACAGCCATGCTGTTACCGAGTGCCTTGTACCTTGGCCCGTCTGGAGTCTCTGGCATGATGTCTGTGTATCCATCAGGGAACCCCTGAAGACGTTCACACTCGGTTGGTGTCAGCCGCCGGACTGCCATGCCGTGCATTATCTGCTGATCCTGTGAGGTTGCGATGGTGTAGGCTTTTTCATCCTGCCCCATGTAACCACTGCCACCGGTTCCCGGCTTTGCTACCCCGCCGTTTGTGCCGGTGTAATGCCCAAGGCCGCGTATCTTGAATGCATGGGCTGGATGCGCTACACCGTGAACCCCGGTTGCGTTGAGCGTATACATTGGACCGCCTACCGTGTATCCATCACCATTACCGCCGTTCAGTGGTTGCCGTCCGATGGTGTTCTCTGCAAGGGCTATCGGTTCAACAACGATATCAACCGACCTGATATCACCTAGATCAAAACAGTTAAGCGTGTTGGTTACGCCATCAGGAACCCATGTCTCAAAGTCTTCTGCGCTCTGCGCTCTGCGTGACTTGCGGTAGGTATGCTGTACCAGTGGCGTGTTACCGCCACCTGTACCCCACCGTGCAGCTACCGTAGGGCTAGGGTCAACAGGGGCGGTTATCCTAGAATCATTCGGATGGTTTTCATACATCACAGGTACAAGCCTTCCGGTATAGGCATCTTGACCAGAGTAAGCACCAGGATGCGTATCAGCACAAAGTGTTCCTACTGTTCTTTGGATGCCGTTTGCATCAACGCTTGATGCAGAGCTGGAGGTAGACTTTTGCCCCGTGCGGTTGCCCTTCGGAGTATCCCCTCGCAGGCTTTCTGGCTCAAATAATACTTCGGCTGAACGTCTGCTGTCCCCTGAAGAATGTGCGACAACAAAGACTCTACGCCTTCGCTGGGGGACTCCAAAGTACTGAGCGTCAAGCACTCGGTAGGCGAACCCATACCCGATGTTCCCCAGCGCCCCAAGGAAGGAACCAAAGTCCCGTCCTCCGCTGGATGACAAAACACCGGGGACGTTCTCCCAGATAACCCACTCTGGGCGGTAGTGTTCAACCATTGCAATGAAGGTGAGTGCAAGGTTTCCTCTTGGATCGTCAAGCCCTTTGCGGAGTCCGGCAACTGAGAAACTCTGGCAGGGAGTCCCTCCGACAAGAACGTCAACTGCATCTCTTTCAATATCCCACTCCCTAAATCTGGTCATATCACCAAGGTTAGCCACTCCAGGATAGTGATGGGCTAATACCTTGGAAGGAAACTTTTCAATCTCTGCAAAGGCAACTGGAGTCCAACCAAGGGACTCCCATGCAACGGATGCGGCTTCAATGCCGCTACACACACTGAGGTATCTCACTTGACACCCTGCGCCTTAAGTGCCGCTGGCTTTGTCTGATACTCGTACCGCATGGCATCGCGGGTGGCAGATACCAGCGCAAGGAACAGCATAACGGCAATCGCAGTAACTACACCTGCTCGGATGGAATCCCGCACGGCTCGCTTACGTCCAAGGTAAGCATCGCGATTAGCCTCCAGCGCATAGTGCCGCTCCCTGAGCTTCTGCGCTTGCGCTTGCTGGTCTTGCCATTCACTCACCCGGCAAGCCGTACAGGTCTTGTCAAAATCGATTACTTCCGAACCACACTCTATGCATCGTCGCATTGTCTTTATCTCCCTATCTACCTATTCGCCCGGTTGCTCTGGTGCTTCCGGGGCTTTGCCCTTGCGTAATGTTCTACGCATCAACAGCTGCTTGCTCAGTTCCGCAGGATCCATATCCATCGCTTCAGCGAGAGCAATCAAAGATGTATCACTAGGCGCTTTCTTGCCGGTCATATAGTCACTAATGCGTGGCTGCTTGAAACCAGTACGCCGAGAAAGCTCGTTTTGTGTCAATCCTCTAATCATGCAATCTATATACCACAGGAATATATTATTGTGTCAACCCTTGCGTTATATACATTGCCGGTGTATATTGTTGATGTACCAAGGGGTACGGGAGATAAGACAATGGACAGACAGTTTGAACTTAAGGGTTGGGTTGCAATTTATCGGCGATATCAGAGCTATGGTTTATACGAATCAGTTGATGATGCAATAAGTGCGGGCGTTCAACAGTTCAAAAACAATGGTGCTTCATTTGATGTATTTGAAGGATCTAACAAGATGGCTTCGGTGCGTTATCAAAGAGGAGTAGTCACGAGCCGGATTCCTGAATGGATTCCTACTATATTTCGGTTTTAAGTTACAAAGCCCCCGTAAGGGGGCAAGGAGATAAGAAATGAAGACATCAGCAATCGCAACAGTCAAGTGGGCAATCGAAGAAGGCATGGGCCTTCAGATTAGCAGTCCTTCAGGCTTGCACGACATCGACCTTGACGAAGCCATCGACGCAATCAACGAGTGTGAAGACGAAGATATCCGGGTAGAAGATGATGTGGTTATCTTTGGTATGGGCGATGTCTGCATCAAGATTGCTGATCCAGATGACTACAATGCGGATGCATCGAACCACGTAACGGGAGAATAAGAATGGGAGCTGATGACTATCTTGGTGTTTACATACCAAGCAACCTACTCGATAAGGTTGATTATTATTCTGATGGTGGACACGGCTATATCTGCGGTTCTATTTTTGCACTGAAGCATGAAGAGACCGCAGACTACATCATGAGCAACCGCGACAGCGAGCTTGCAAAACACTTTGTGGAAGATGGCGCGGTTGACTTAGACAACCGGGCTGAAGTAATCAAGCACATTGATTACATAAATAGACGGATGGGAGAAGAGATTTGACTAGTAGCGAAACAATAGGGGCGATAGCCCCTTCCCTTATCAAGGCACAAAGCCGTATGCAGGGCATCAGCAAGGAAGGCAACAACCCCGCCTTCAAAAGCAAGTATGTAACCTTGGATTCCATCTTGGACGCTCTGCGCCCTATCCTTACGGCAAACGACCTGATGCTAACTCAAGGCACTACAGAAACCCACGTCACAGATGGCAAGGTTGTAGCGATTACTGTAGAGAGCCGCATCATTCACGCCTCCGGCGAGTGGATCAGCACCACGGCAACCATCCCGGTAACAAAGCCAGACGCTCACGGCTTAGGCTCTGCGCTTACTTATGGCCGCCGGTATTCTGTGTCCGCTCTGCTGGCAATAAGTGCCGATGAGGATGATGATGCAAACGGCGCTGTAGCGCCCCGTGAGGACTTCCGTAGAGGCCCACAGGGCAACATTGTTATTGACCAGCCACTGAAGGCTAGACCACTGGGAGGAAGATAATGGGATTTGATGTAATCGATGGTGAGCTGTACGACGAGGAAACCGGCGAGTATGCCGGGCCTGCGTCCGGCTGGATAAAGGGTGACGAGACACCGGAAGACTTGGCGCTGCTGGTCATGCGCAAGCGGATGGACATCGAGGCAGCCTTACAGGCTGAGAAAGCCAAGATGGAAGCCATCGTAGAGAACACGCGCAAGATGGTTGCAAAGCATCAGGCCCGGCTTGACTGGCTGGAAGCGCAGTACAACGCCCAGCTGCAAGACTACGCAATGTCGCAGTTACCGCGCAAGGCTGACGGATCACTGAAGGTCAAGACTTGGACTTGCCCATACGGCACGGTTGCCTTTAGAACCATAGCCGAGCGGGTCAAGGTGGTTGAAGAAGAGGAAGCCGTGGCATGGCTGATGCATCACAACCCGGAAGCAATCAAGACAAAACACACCGTGCTGGTTAGCAAGCTCAGTGACTTTGCCACCGTCCACGCGCCAGGGCTTGAGATAATCCCGGCTTCAGAATCGGTAACGATAAAAACAGTTTGACAATATATCCGCATCCGGTGTATATTCCGGATGTGGTTATACACCGCAGGGAGATAAAGATATGACAGTAGTAGATGAGGTTTACACGATGGAGCGGTTGGAGGAAGTGCTTAAGCGCGACCATACAACCTTTGAAACAATCGAGATTGACTTTAGCGCGATGTGGAATGAGGCGCGGGAAGCCTACCAGTATCAGCGCTCTATCCGTGTAAGCATCCACAACCTTTCCCGGATGCTCTGGTTCACGACCTGCAAGGGTGAGTTGTTGAACGTGGTCTACAGCTCCGGTGGAGTAGACATCAACATCAGCATTGACCAGTTTACTCAAGGCGCTCCTGATGACTGGGGTGTACGCGCTTGGATTGCACAGATGGCAAAAGAGTTGATGCCGTAGGGTATAATCCTAACACCCGCAAGGGAAACCAAAAACAACAACTGATGCCGGAACTGATGAGGAAAGACCCGATCTAAACAATCGGGTCTTTTTTCGTCTACCAGTCGATGGAAACAAAGCCGCCGTTGCTGCCGAGCTCGCGCCATGCTCTAGCCTTGCGGTAGACCCCGTCACCCTCACGCTCTGGCTTATCTTCATCTTCCATTTCAGGGCTCGTGTTACCCTCAACGGTCTTGACGCCCCATGGAAATACCCCGGTCACGATTCCGATATGAGCCAGCCGGTTGAGTGGCGCAAACCAGAAACAGCACAGGTCACCGATTCTTACTTTTGTAGGGTCTGCTTCCGCATCCTTCACCGACAGCCAGTTCTTTGTGCGCCTTGCCCAGTTGCCATGATCGGGACAGTAAGCCGAGCGTGGCCAGTCTAGGGGGATTGTTAGCGCTAGGTCATGAGCGGCATTACGCAACCGATACACGACAAAGGCAGCACACCAAGGGCTACCGGGTGGCACGGGTGGGATGGTAGAGGCTTGATAGATTTCAACAGCCTTGCCGCGATTGTCCCCGGTCTCCTGAACACCAACATTGTCTAGGGCTTCTTTGGCTGCCCTTAAAGCGATAGGTCTACTCATGGTGGTATATTCCTTTTGTCGAACTTATCTCCCGACACCCGCTGGGCAGGCTAACTCCCAAGCTGTTTTTCACAAACTGCCCAGCACCCTTTTTCTTTAGCTCCAAGTCTCGCCATCGCTGATGCTTGATATCTGGATAAGTGAACCACCACCACCACGGTAGTAGGCGTACCAAGTGCCTAAGCGCCACGCGATAGCCGTCTTACCGTTCTGAACCCCTCCGGTGACTATGATGCTGGCTGCTGTAACTACGTTACCCTGCGGGTCATAGATGACCCGGTACAAGTCGTTAGCATGATGATAGAGCACGATGCGCTTACCCATGGGGTTGATGGCTACTGAAGCATCATCCCCTGAACTAGTTACTGTTACTGCCACGCTTACCGTCACCCCCTCGTCATCTGTGTAGTACGACTTGACATCATTACCTGATGCCTCAACCACGATGTAAAGCCTACCTACCGCGCTCGTCGGATCGTATGCAATGTGTACGCAGGAAGCGTCAGTAATGCTGGTTGTTACCATCACGAAATTGGTAGCGTTCGGCCCATCGGCAAAGTGTAGGGCTACCGCCCCTGACTCGATTACGGCATAGCAGAATCTCTGGTTAGGCGCAACGGCAGCAGAGACACATACACCGGCTAACTCCTGCTCCCTAAACCAAGAGCGGAAGCGGTGCGATGTGTGAAGCGGCAGTAGACCAATAGTAGCCGTGCTGTAGCTCACCGTATGGTTGCTTTCACCAAGCCCCCAGGGAGCGGAAGTAAAGTACCGCCCCTCGGCATCTATCGTGCTATCACTACCACGGTTAGCGCTCGTGCTGGTTAGTAGGAGGTTGACCGTACCAGCGGTCAGCGGGTCACCGGCATTGTCAAGTAAGGCGCCGTGAGCGATACCCCTGAGCAAACTTCCACCCGCCAAGTACAAGCCTGCTTCGGTGCCACCGTTGACATCGAAAGGGTCGGGCAAGTCTGGCGGGAAGTTACCATTGATGCGGTCAAAGAGTGTCTGGGCTGTAATCGTGCCAGCCGCTAGTTGATGACCGTATGCAAAGTCTGTGCCGGTTGTAGCGTGTGGCGTTGCAAGGATACCGCCGCCCCTTAGCCATGTCGAATACCCCGTAACGCCGTTGAGAAAACAATCTCTAAGAGGTGGTTGAGATGCAGAGCAGGTAGCACCAGCTGGGTAGGCTACGCTGTTGGTTGCCGTCCATCCGGGATGCCGAACAATCGAAACATCGGATGCAT